AGTTGTTAAATACACCGTAAGATGTACCACCAGCTCCGTAAGAATTCATTGAAGCTAACATATCGTCCATAGCTAAGCTAGTAGATCTGTTAACAAACATCATGTATTCTTCAATAGCACCTTGCTTATCAAACTCAGCTAAGATAGCGTCAAATTCAGCTAAATCAGTAGCAGCGTTAACACCAGTAACACCAGTAGTAACATTACCTCTTGATTCGATAGCAGCAAATAAACCTTGAGTACCAACTGAATCACCAGCTGTTCCTAAAAAGTTTTCTACAGCATCAGTACCATGAACACCAAGCTCACCTTCTAACATTGCCATCTCAACGTAATCGTTAAATCTAGCTCTTGTATCAGACTCAGCTTTTAAGTACCATAAGTAACCTGATTGACCATTTTCTGAAGAAATTTCTACCCAACCAATTCTAGATGCATCAGATCCAGAGATTTCGTAGTAATCTTTCATGATAATTGGTTTGTTACTGTAAGACTTAAAGCTTGGCTCGTTAGCACCTCTTCTTTCTGTAGCAGCAGCACTAGCGTTTAGGTAAGTAGATCCTTTTGCAAATTCAGAACCATAAACTAAAACAACTAAGTCAGTTTTTGCATCTGTAATTGCAGAACAATCTCCTACTCCATAAGGAGCTACATCTATAATGTCACTTGCAACTTTAACAACTAAAGCTTTTACAACACCTTCTGGGTTAGAGATAATAACTGTATCGTTAACTCTAATACCATGAGACGCTGCAGTATAAGTAGCTCCAGTATCAATGTGATCAGTAATTGTAATCTGACCAGCTGTTGACGTACCACCGTTGTTGTTAGTCATTGTAGCTGTGTAAGATAAATGTAAACGACCTTGCTCAGACCAAACAACTTGGTCAGCAGTCATCGCTTCTTCAGCTCCTACTTGTGAAAGAAATCCTGAAATAGTTCTCGGTCCGAAAACTTCAGCTTCTTTCTCCATAAGATCTGGTACATATTGTTGCGCCCAGCCTTGATTAGCTGTAGACGCCAAGTCTAAATAGTTTAAAGCAGTAGCTTGCTGGATTGATCCAGGCGTGCTATTCAATAAACCTCCTGCGTTAATTGACATAATTTTTTATTTTTAAATTAATTATTTATTTTTGATTTTAAATTTAAAAGTTGGAGAAGTATCATCGTTAAGCACTCTTACTTTTGGCCCGCTAGTATTATCGTTTGAAAACGATTGTCTAGGATCCATACTTACATTTTTGGCTTTAGCAACACTATCTTTAATAGCGTCAGCTTTACCTTGTTCATAAAAGTGATTAGCAATAGCATCAGCGTTCATTGCTGTAAATAAAGATTTATGATAACCCTTAGCATCTGACATTTCATTTTTTTCATTCAAGAACTTCTTGACAAAATTATTAATATCACTTTGGCTACTTTTAACCTCATTAGCATTTTTCACATTAAACCTATATCTTTTATCGCCGATGTTATATTCAAAACCTTTGAACTTATCGTTAAAAACTTGATTTGTTTTATTTAAAAAATTATCAGTTTGTTTTTTTGCTATTTTTTGAGTTTCTTCCGACTCTTTGTTATATCTATTAAAAAAGTTTATAGCTTTTTGTTGTTCGGTTGTTAACCTAGAACCAGCTTTAATTTCTTCATAGTATTTGGACTTTTGCCCGTCCAAGTGGGCTTTAGCGTTGGCAACTTGCTCTTTTAACGCTATTTTTTTCTTTTTAATCTCTCTTGCTTCATCTTCTTCTTCATCGTATGAAAACGAGTCTTCTATTAAAAAACTAATTTCATCATCTGTTAAGTGAGATTTTGTTTGTCTATAATATTCTCTAAGAACTGTTATATCGTCGTAATTAGAAAAATCTTGATTAAGTCTTACATAATCTTCTAAAGTACCACCAGTTTCATCCATAAAATCTACAACTTTTTGTAAATTTTCAGGTAAAGCTTTGCCAGTTTCAGCAGACTCTAACATAGCTTCTTGAGCTTGCTCAGCTAAATCCTCTACTTGTTCTTGAACCTCTTCTTCAGTAATTTCTTCTAGTACTGGAGTTTCTTGTGTTTCAACTTCCTGTTGTACTTCTTCTTGTTTTTCTGTGGTGTCGGCATCTGCATCGACTCTAACCACTCCTTCGTTGTCAGTGTTATTTTCTGCAACCTCTGCTGTTTCTGTGGTTTCATTTTTTATTTCTTCTTTTGGTTCTGTTGGTTTGTCTAAATCTACTTTTGTAATATTGTCATCTACTTTTTGTTCAGTATTAGATATGTTTACTTTTGTAACTTCTTCAGTTACGTTTTCTACGTTTTCTTCCATAATATAATATAATAATAATTAATAATTTTACCTAGGGTCAAAAGAACCTAAGTCAAAGCCTCCTAAAGAATCATTACCTGCAGACTCAAAGTTTTTAGGTGCTTTTTCCTTTTTTCTTTGATCTATAAGTTCACTTTGTTGAGTAGCTTGTATTCTTGTTCTTTCGTCCTTACGGTCTTCTTTTTCTTTTTCTTTTGTTTTAACAGCTTGCGCTTCTATAGACTTTAACTGCATGTTCATTTGAAACTCTAGCTGCATCAACTCTTTTTTGTACATAACTTCTTGTGCTTGTTGTTGAGCTTCAAGCTGAGCTTTAACTTGCTCTAACTGTGCTTGCGACTGACTAAGCGCTTGTTGTTTTTGCATTTCCATCTGAGCAGATGCTTGTTGAGCTTGTATGTTAGCTTGAGACTGTGCTTGAATGTTTTGCTGTTGCATTTGCTGGTCTCTTTCTAATTTTCTTTTTCTACGTATTTTTAATAGTTGGTTAGCAAGCTTTATGTTTTTAATTTCTCTAAGATCAATAGCGTCAGTTAACTCTATAAGCTGTTGTTGTAGTGCCATTTGTATGTTTTGCTCTAGCATTGCTTTTTCTTCATCATCTGGTGTTAGCTCTAAAAATATACCAAAGTCATATAAATGTAGACTTGACATTTCTTCTAATGTAGCTACATTGTGATTGCCTATTTGATTTATAAAAGCGTCTTTTGTTGGTGAGTATTCTATAATGTCAGATATTCTAAGCGATAAACACTCTGCAACTTCTGAAGTTAAATATAGACCAGCTTGCAATATATGTCTTGTAGCTGTGTTACTATTAGCAGCCGCTAGTTTTTGTACGCCAACCAAAGCTTTTGGATCAGGGGTTGCAGCGTCTCTAGCTTCATTAAGACCTGTAGTATCTCTTATCATTTGCAGATAATAATTGTACGTACCAATTAAGCTTTGCATTTTTTGACCACCAGAGCCTGATTGTATTTCTTGAATAGGTACTTTACCTGGATTCATATCACCTTCAGATGTCATTGATCTACCTATGACAGATCCTGTTTGAAAAAACATGTTTAAAGCCTCTTGTGGATTATAGTTTGTACCATTACCCAAATCTATTTCAGCTAAACCATCAGCATCTAAATAAACACCATCTGGTACCATGCGTGATAACACTTGTTGTAATTTTAAATGTGTTAGCTGTATCATATCAGCAAAACCAGTAATACGACTAACTAAACTTTCTATTTTACCTTTATACATACGTGGAGCAACTATAGCATAATTCATTTTAACTTTAGTAAAATCACTTTTAGGTCTTACCATATTTTTAGCCATCTCCCATTTTAACATCTTGCTTGTGCCTAGTATTATAGCACCATCATAAAGACACTCGATAGATCTTTGCAACCTACCAAAACCACCTTCCATACTTTCTGGTGGATTAAACGTGTCATCTTTTTCTAAAACTTTATCTGCACCACTACCAGTTTCTTTTATTTTGTAAACTTGATTCATATATGTTTTATAGTTGAAATATAAAACTTGAACTTTATTGTTGTCAGACTCGTTTACATCATAATTACTACCATAACCAGCTTTGTAAGAGCTTTTGTTTTTTAATATATCTTCAAGATCAGCTTCAGTTAAATGAGGAAATTGTTTTGCAAGTTCGTTAACTGGTATGTTTTTAACTTCACCAACATAATACAAATCGTCAAAATAAGGTGACTTTGTATAGGAGTAAACTAAATCAGCTGGATCAACGTAATCAATTACAACACCTTCAGATGTATTAAAACTTGTTTTAACAGCTCCTATACCTAACACTGTTAAATCGTAATAAAATCTTTTTTTTATTAATTCATAGTCACTACCTTCAAACAAAACAGACAAGGCTTGTTCTTCTGCTATTTCTACAGCTTGTTTATAATTAAGTTGCATATGAAGTTCTAACTCTTCTTTAGAACCAGGCAACTCTTCCATTTCACTTTCTTTCATTGATATGCCAAAAGCTTGTTCTGTAAAAGCATTTAACTCTTGTGTGTCCATGTCGCCTAGTATAGTTTCCATATACTCAGTGCGTTTTTCAACACCAAAAGGATCTTGTGAATAAGCTTTTATGTCGTATGTTCTTTCAGCAATACCATTTACAACTATATCAACAAACTTAGGTATAATAGGCACTGGTTTCCAGTCTAAATTTAAATAAGACAAATCACCATTGATAGATAGTTCATCTTTGTATTTTTGTGTTGATTGTTCACCTCTAGCATACAACCTTAGTTTGTGAAAATCATTTCTATGATTATTATATCTATAGGAACCTTTATCACTATGAAACCACTCAGCCTCAATAGCTTTTGCTACTTTTAAACCATAGTCATAGCTCATTTTTTCTACATCACTAACAGCTTGACTTGGAAAATATTTATTTATAACAGACTCTGCCATATTTATTTTTTAATTAATTTAGATGTATTGCCTTTGTTTGAATACTTAGCAATATTTATATTTAGTTTTGGTTTTTGTGTTGGCGCATTTGGTCTATATAGATGCCTATTGTTAGCCATAATTGCTAAACCAGAGCTTATAGATGCATCATGCTTTGTTCTTTTGTTAATGTCAAATTTTGCCCAGTCATTTAATAATTCGTTAAAATAACAATTTCCAAAAGTACCATCTTGTGCCATACCTACATGGCTTTGTATATACATTTCAATTGCAGCTGCGTGAGCTTGCTTTATATCTTCGCTTGAGTTAGGTATACCACCTACTTCTTTTTCTGCCGTAGATAATTTGTTCCATATTTTATCAGGCCTGTTCATGCTAAAGCCCCTATAACCACGTCTTCGTAAATAGTACAACAAACGAGGTTTATTGTTCTCTGCTAGTAAAGGCATCCCGTAAAATACTAATGCCATTAAAACGTCTTCAAAGAATATTTCTGCAGTTTGTGGTCTAGCTAAGTACTCTAAAAAAAACGTATTAGCTGGCGCGTCTTCCATGCTAAACTTTGTTAATCCGTGTAAAGCACCTTTAGAACCTACACCATCTACAGTTCCTGATATGTCATAACTGTCACAACCAAAAGCGCCCATATGTTCATTGCCTGGCCATTTAACACCATTTTTAATTACAACTTTGTTTTGTATATTTGTTGGTGGTACCCAACTCACTTTAAACCTACCTTTAGGATCTGGATAAAATATTACTTGTGAATCTTTAACACCGTTAACCCATTGAAAATTACCTTGAGTAATACCTAATGTTCTAGACATTTCTTCGTTATAATCTATTTGCTCGTATAGTTTTACTAAGTTAAATATACTGTTCTTAGTTTCATCTCTAAACGCATGCTCAGTAGTTCTTGGAAACTGTCTGTAAAATTCGTTTAACGCATCTTGATCTCCTTTTAAACCGTCAGCTTCGTTTTGCCAACTGTCTATAACTCCTATATCTATTAACTCTCCATGTGGATCGAAGATGTCATGATCCGGAGTATTGAAGACTGGGCTTCCGTGCTCATCAATAAATCCTTCGTAGTTCCACTCCATTGGGATAAAAAGAGAATATAAACCAGACGCTGTCTGTCCATTTCTGTTTCGCTTAGTAACGTCTGATGCATTATATAATTTTTTAAAGTTTTCTCCACCTTTATCTAAAGAGTTTGATG